CTGCTGAATACACTGGCTGCAGCTTTGAAATCAGATGACATGCTGGATCTGGTGTATGGCCTGAAACGTCCGTACCGTAAAAATGCATCCTTTATCATGAATGATGCAACACTGCCTTCCCTTAGAAAGCTGAAGGACAATAACGGTGCTTATATCTGGCAGCCGGCTTACCAGGCCGGGGAACCGGACAGGATCCTGGGTTACAAGGTGGAGACTTCTGCCTATGCACCGAAGGACGGCATCGCTTTTGGGGATTATAGTTATTACAACATTGGCGACCGTGGAAACAGATCCTTTAAGCAGCTGAATGAACTGTTTGCAGGCAACGGAATGATCGGTTTTGTTGCAAAGGAACGTGTGGACGGAAAACTGGTTCTTCCGGAAGCTGTGCAGATTATGAAATTGAAGGTAGACTGATTTTTGAATAAGGGGACCGGCAGGAGAAGTACAGGCCTGCCGGTTCTGTTTTGAGGTGATGCAGTTGGCAGTGACAGTGGATGAGATGAAGAATTACCTGCGTGTGGATTTTGAGGATGATGATGCGCTGATCGGGGATCTGATCAGGCAGGGGCAGCAGATCTGCATGGATGTGGCAAGGATCACGAATGAGGATGAGTTTGAAGATCTGCAGGGGACGAAGATTGCCGTGCAGTATGCGGCTGCTTATCTGTATGAACACAGGGAGGAAGCGGATCACCATCAGCTGGTGATGGATCTGCGGAGCCTGCTGTTTGGAGTAAGAAAACCGGGATTCTGAGGTGGTTGGTTTGAATATTGCATTGATGAATGAAAAGGTGATTTTTCAGAAATGTTCTGTTGTAAAGGACGGGATCGGAAATCACAGGAATGAGTGGACAGAGGATTACTGCTGTTTTGCTACGATAGGCGGTGAGGGGCTTGCCAGTTCCAGGGAAGCGGAAACCGCAGGGACTGTGGTGGAAGATGTGGGAATGACTGTGACGGTGCGGTACTGTAAAAAGACTGCAGGTATCCGGTCTGTTACCCACAGGATCCTGTTTCGGGATCAGGTGTATGACATTGTGAGTGTGGATCATCTGAATTATAAGAAGAAGTGTCTGAAATTCACATGCAGGAAGGTCCGGAGGTGAGACATGGCAGGAGACAGATGTACAGTCAGCCAGATGGCAGATGTGATCATGGAAGGGCTGGAAGAGTATGCACAGCTTGCGGCGGATGATATGAAAAAGGCGGTAAAGAAGGCAGGGACACAGGCAAGGAAGGATATCCAGGAGAATGCCCCTGTGAAGACTGGTGCCTACGCAAAGAGTTGGGCGGTGAAGACTACGAAGGAAACTGCCAATGCAATGGAAATCGTGGTGCATTCCAGAAACAGGTACCAGCTGGCCCATCTGCTGGAGTTCGGCCATGCGCTGAGAAAAGGCGGCAGGACAAGGGCATTTCCCCATATTGCTCCTGCGGAGGAACGGGCTGCGCAGACTCTGGAACGGGAAGTGGAGAAGGCACTGAGGTGATGGCGGGAGGTGAAAGCATATGACACTGGAAGAACTGGCAGGGATGCTGGAAAAGACTGGTTTTCCTTTTGCTTATGACCATTTTGCAGAAGGGGAAAGCCCGGATCCGCCGTTTATCTGCTATCTGCTTCCCGGCAGTGATAATTTTGCGGCAGACGGACGGGTATACTTCCGGATCAGTGAAGTAAGGATAGAGCTATACACGGACCGGAAGGATCCCGGGGCAGAAGCCCTGGTGGAAACAGTTCTGGATGATGCCGGGATTTTTTATAATAAGTCGGAGGTCTGGATCCAGAGCGAAAAGCTGTATGAGGTGTTGTACAGTATGGAACTGTAATGATTTGTTAAATGGTGGAGGGATAATATGTCTGATAAGAATAACAAGGTGAAGTATAACCTGAAAAATGCGCATTACGCTTTACTGACGATCGGGGAGGACGGGGCGGTGTCCTATGCAACACCAGTGCCGCTTCCGGGGTCCGTATCACTGTCCCTGGATGCCAACGGGGAGCCGGAGAATTTTTATGCGGATGGCATTGCGTATTATGTGATCAACAACAATATGGGCTATGACGGGGATCTGGAGCTTGCACTGATTCCGGAGAGTTTCCGGACGGATGTGCTGAGAGAAAAGCTGGATGCCAAGGGCGTTCTGATTGAAAACTCGGATGCAGAACTGGCACTGTTTGCCCTGCTTTTTGAGTTCGACGGGGACGTGCGTCATATCCGCCACGTGATGTATAACTGTTCAGCTTCCCGTCCGAAGATCGAGGGCAAGACCAACGAGGAGAAAAAGGAAGTGCAGACAGAAACACTGACTATCAAGGCTACACCATTGGCGGATGGAAAGGTGAAGGCGAAGACAGGGAATACTACGGATGCAACTGTTTATGCAGACTGGTACAAGTCGGTGTATCTGCCGGCTGTAGATCCGGCTTCCTTGCAGTCGGCGGATAGTGGAAAGTCTGTTGTGGATGCTGCAGGAAATGGAAAAGCACTGAGCTGAGGGGGATTCGGATATGAGCATGATGAAGAAGATTGAGATTGACGGGAAGGCGGTTGCTTTTAAGGCTTCTGCCGCTATTCCGCGTATTTACAGGATTAAGTTCCAGAGGGATATCTACAAGGATTTATCTGTTTTGGAAAAGAGTATTGGGGACGGGGATCCGGAAAAGTCCTCACTGGATATGTTTTCACTTGAGATGTTTGAGAACATTGCGTATGTGATGGCGAAACATGCGGATCCGTCTATCCCGGATAATCCGGAGGACTGGCTGGATGAATTTAATACATTCAGTATTTATCAGGTTCTGCCGAAGCTGATTGAGCTGTGGGGGATGAACATTAAGACGGATGTGGAGGCTAAAAAAAACTTCATGCAACAGACCGTGAAATGACAACTCCCCTGTTTCTTCTCCGGTGTGTGCAGCTGGGAATTTCCGTCCGAGATCTGGATCTGCTGACTATCGGGATGGTGAATGATATGTTTGTGGAGAGCAGGAACGATGAGTATAAAGGATGGAGACAGATTGCCCAACAGGAGGATTTTGACAGGTTCTGATCTGATGAAATGTGATGACAGGATAAGCGAAAAAAGGTATAATGATTTCATGAAATCAGAAGCAGGAGGAAACATACATGAAAATCGTAATTATTAACGGAAGTGCCAGAAGGGGAAACACGCTGACGGCGATTGACGCATTTATAAAAGGGGCATCAGAAAAGAATGAGATTGAAATCATCCAACCAGACAGACTTCATATAGCACCTTGTAAGGGATGTGGGGTCTGTCAATGTTATAAAGGATGTATTGATCAGGATGATACAAATCCCACGATTGATAAAATTACCGCTGCAGATGTGATTCTTTTTGCTACTCCGGTATATTGGTGGGGAATGTCTGCGCAGTTGAAACTTATCATTGATAAGTGCTACTGCCGCGGTTTGCAGCTGAAAAATAAAAAAGTTGGAACAATCGTTGTGGGAGGATCCCCGGTGGACAGTATCCAGTATGAGTTAATTGGCAAACAGTTCGACTGCATGGCGAAATATCTTTCATGGGATATGGTTTTCCAGAAATCATATTATGCAACAGCCAGTGATGAACTTGCAAAAAACAAGGATTCTATAAAAGAACTTGAAAATATTGGAAAAAACTTATAAAGCATATTTAAAGTTCCAGGTTTCAGGAAAGAAAAAAATAAAAATAATGATGAAAGCATTTGTCAGGGAAGGCAGGTGCTTTTTTTGTGCCCGGAGTGATCCGGGTATTTTTGTGCCTTTTTTTATGAGATTTGGGGGTGAGCCGTATGGCAGGGAACAGAATCAGGGGGATCACTGTCGAGATTGGCGGCGATACCACGAAATTGCAGACTGCCCTGAAAGGGGTTAATACTGAGATCAGAAATACGCAGAGTCAGCTGAGGAATGTGGAGAAGCTGTTGAAGCTGGATCCGGGGAATACGGAGCTGATCGCGCAGAAGCACAGGCTGCTGGCACAGGCGGTTTCTGAGACCAGGGAGAAGCTGGAGACTTTGAAGACTGCGCAGCGGCAGGCGGATGAGGCACTGCGGAACGGGACAATTTCCCAGCAGCAGTATGACGGGCTCCAGAGGGAGATCGTTGAGACGGAGCAGGAACTGCGGAGACTGGAACAGCAGGCAGAGCAGTCTGCAACTGCTTTGCAGAAGATCGGGGCAACCGGGGAGAAGCTGCAGGCAGTGGGGGATAAGGTCTCCGGTGTGGGACAGAAGCTGCTTCCAGTGACGGGAG